TTGTCCCGAGCTAAGCTTACTGTAACGCATACCCTGCAGGCGTATCTTGACAGCCATGATGCCCAAAATTACCGCCAGCAAGAGTGGTACATAGAACAAAAGGTGAGCGAAAACCCAAGCCTTGGCATTGTAGAATTTGAGCTATCAAACCCTGTGGATTTTGAAGGGCAAAAAATCCCTGTGCGTCAAATCACCACCTATTGTAATGAAGCAGTCTGTGGTCGTTATCGTGGCGAAGTGTGTGGTTATACAGGTACAGCACGATTTACCCATGATGGCAAGCCTACCGATGACCCTACTTTGGACAGATGTAGCGGTTTATTAGCCCATTGCAAATTAAGGGATAATGAGGGCAGTTTTTGTGGGTTTCCTGCCGCTGGTTTGGTTTAGTCAAGCGTTTTGGCATACTCAACCAAAGCGATTTTGATTGCCATTGCCTTTGAGCATCCCTTGCGTGCTATAATGCTCTCAAGGGCTGCTAAGACTTCTGGCTCGGTATGACTGATGACAAGTCCGATGCGTGCCAGTGACTTATCAAAATAGTTAGCGGTTGCTTTTTTGCGTGCTTGCGGGCTTGCTTTATCTGCCATAAAAAATCCTTGATTTTTATAAAAATGGTGCTATGATAATGGGTAAGGAGTGGCTAGGCGTTTCCACCTAACCTGCCTTAGTAGTTCGCACCTACCTTAGGCTTTTACTGTTAGTAAGCTGGATAGCTTAGCAACAGCAGGGCAATGATGATTGTGAGTCTTAGCATTGCCTTTCCTCCTTATGTTACCGCTAGGCTTGTCCTAGCCCAATCAACACCCCTTGTGTTGATGAAATGTATTGTATTACACTATACAAATAAAGTCAAGTAATTTCTGCGTTTTTTCGCAAAATTATTTGGCTTTTTTATTTTATAAGCCTTTGAATTATAAACAAATATTCAGCCGTCCAAGTACAACTTGGGCGGTTTTTTATTGGAAAAATTTATGCGACTAACCAAAACCATTAAAGAAGCTATCCACGCCCACGCCAAATCCGCCTATCCTAACGAGTGCTGTGGGCTTATCATAGATGAGGATTATTACCCTTGTGATAATGTTGCTCCAAATCCCACCGAGCATTTTGAGATAGACCCCCAAAACATGCTTGAAATGCAAGATATAGGCGAAATACAAGCCATCGTTCACAGCCACCCAGATGGTAATGCCGAGCCGTCCGAGATTGACCGTGTGCAAATGAGCATACATGGGATAGATTGGGTGATTTGTGCTTTTGGTTACCACGCAGGTGGCAAAGAGTACTTTGATGTCAAATGCCATAAACCCAAAGCGTATCAAGCCCCATTATTAGGGCGTGAGTATCATCATGGCGTGCAAGACTGTTATAGCTTGGTGCGTGATTATTATCACCGTGAACTTGATATTCACCTGCCTGATTTTCACCGTAGTGATGCTTGGTGGGAGCATGAGAACCATGAGCCCTTATACGAGAAAAACTTCACCAAAGCAGGTTTTATGAAGGTGCAAGATGAAACCGACTTACAAAAGCATGATGTAATTTTATGCCGTGTTGGGCGTACCCATCATGTTAATCATGCCTTGATTTATTTGGGCGATGGCAAGTTAACAAGCGAGAGAACCCCTGATTGTGTGGGTAATGCCCTAATCCTACACCATCCCCATGATGCTCTTAGCGTGCGTGAGATTTATGGGGATAATTGGCAGAGAAGAACCGATTTAATCATCAGACATAAGGACTTTTTAACATGAAAACCATAATATTACATGGCATTTTAGCCAAAAAGTTTGGTAAATCCTTTGACCTTGATGTCAAAACTGCCAAAGAAGCCTGCCATGCGTTGGCTTGCCAAATACCTGCCTTTTATGAGTTTATGATGAATGCCGAAAAACAGGGTATTAAATTTGCCATCTTTAACGGCGAAAAACGCACTCAAAAAACCAACATTGGCGAGAAGCAAGTGGACGATATTACCACAGCAAGCCACATTCATATCATGCCAAGGGTGATAGGCTCAGGCGGTAAGGCAATGGGCTGGCTACAAGTGGTGGCAGGGGTGGTATTGGTTGGGGTAGGGGCAGTAATAGGGAATGCTGGGCTAATCGCTGCAGGGGCAGGTTTGATTTTGGGCGGTGTGTCAACTCTGCTTATGCCAACGCCCAAACTTGACCCAAACAATGAAGATGGCAACCGCCCAAATAATGGCTTTGGCGGTGCAATCACCACGGTGGCTCAGGGCAATCCTGTACCGATTTTATACGGTGAGCGAGAAATTGGTGGGTTTATTGTCTCAGCGGCGATTTATGCTGAAGATAAGATGGTACAAGGGGTTAAAATTTAGGGGTAATTATGAAAATCTACGGTGCAAAAAGACAAAAACAAAGCTCACGCAAGCCATATATTCAAAAAGATACAGCAAGCAGTACTAACTTTTATCAAGCACTGTACGGCTTATCAGAGGGTGAAATATATGGTCTTGTAGACGGTGGCAAATCTATCCGCCTTGATGGTACGCCCATTATCAATGACAATGGCGAGCCGAACTTTCCTGATGTGTCATGGGATTTTCGAGCTGGAAGCATTGACCAAACGCACATTAAAGGCTTTTCATCCGTTGAAAATGAGCAAAGTATCAATGTAGAGCTACGCCACGACCGCCCCTATACCAAAGCCATCAATAATAAACAACTGTCAGCGGTGGCAATCCGCTTGGGCTTTAACGCCTTGCGTGAACAAAAAGACAATGGCGATGTTGTTGGCTACCGCATTGAATACGCCATTGATGTGCAAACCGATGGCGGTGCGTGGGAGATGGTGCTAAATACCGCCGTTGATGACAAGGTTAGCCAAGGTTACCAGCGGTCGCACCGTATTGACTTACCAAAGGCTCAGCAAGGCTGGTCTGTGCGTGTGCGTCGCCTTACCCCAAACCGTGATAGTGAGACGGTAAGCGATTCCATGGTTGTCTCTGCTGTCACTGAGATTATTGACGCTAAGCTTCGCTATCCGTGTACGGCTCTGCTTGCCTTAAAATATGATGCCCAAACCTTTTCTAATATCGCCAAGGTGGCGGTGCATGTGCGTGGCATGTTAATTCAAGTGCCAAGCAATTACGACCCTACCGCACGCACTTATGATGGCCTTTGGGATGGTACTTTTAAATTGGCTTATACCAATAACCCAGCTTGGGTGTTTTATGATATTTGTACCGCCAAACGCTATGGGCTAGGCGACAGACTGGCGGGTAAAGTTGACAAATGGAGCTTGTACCGCTTAGCCCAATATTGTGATGAGATGGTAGATGATGGCAAAGGGGGCAAAGAACCTCGCTTTACTGTGAATGTCTATCTGCAAAAAGCCGATGATGCGTATCGTGTGCTACAAAACCTAGCATCAGCATTTAGGGCATTAAGCTTTTGGGATGGACAAAGCATTGTGGTAGATGCTGATACGCCCAAAGAGCCTGTTTATGTGTTTAGTAATGCCAATGTCATTGGCGGTGAATTTAGTTATACAGGGACAAGGGCAAGAGACCGCCATACGATTGTCAAATGTGCTTATGATGACCCTGATAACAACTTTGAAACCGACTATATTTATGTACAAGATGAACACGCCATCGCCAAATACGGTATTAATCAATTAGAACTCAATTTATTTGGCTGTACAAGTAAAGGACAAGCCCAACGAGCAGGGATTTGGGCGTTAAAGTCCGAACAGCTGGAAACCGAAACAGTAAGCTTTAGCACAGGCTTGGACGGCTTTATCCCCAAGGTTGGGGAGATTATCCATGTGCAGGACAACAACCGAGCTGGGCGTATGCAAGCTGGGCGTATTGTAGCAACCGATGGCAGACAAATCACCCTTGACCGTATGGCAGGCAAAGTGGGCGATACGCTGATGGTGGGCGATAATTCCGCCAAAATTGTACAGATTGATGATGCAGTTATCACGACGGACACCGCCATTGGTAGTGCTGGTCAGGTCTTTGCCATTTCATCAAGCGATGTTGCCCCAAGGGCGTATCGTGTGATGACGATTAGCCAAAATGATGACGCAAGCTTTTCATTTACCGCACTGCAATATGAAATTGGTAAATTCACCGCCACCAATAACATTGCCGCCATACCCAAAAAAGAAGTTTCGGTGATTAAGGCTTATGTCTTAACACCGCCAAATTCTGTTACGCTGACAGAACACACTCGCACTCATCAGGGGCAGGCGGTTACCACGCTGAACATTGCATGGGAGCAAGTGGTAGGGGCGGTAGCGTATATTGTAGAATGGCGAAAAGATGATGGCAACTGGCAAACTTTGCCAAAAGTATCAGGGCAGAGCGTAGACATTGATGGCGTTTATGCAGGGGTATATCAAGCAAAAGTGCGAGCGATTGATGCCTTTGATAATGAAAGCCTATCGCAATCAAGCCAATTAACACAAATCACAGGCAAACAAGGCAAACCGCCACGCCCCATAAATCTCACCGCCCTAGGGGTATTATTTGGCATGAATTTGGGGTGGAATTTTGCCAAAGGCTCAGGCGACACCAATTACACTGAAATCCAAGTATCACCTGATGGACGCTCAAATATCGCAACCCTTGGTACATTTGCTTACCCTACCAATAAGCATGAAATTACAGGGCTACAAGGCAATTTGACCCAGTTTTATCGTGCTAGAATTGTGGATAAACTTGGCAATACAAGCGATTGGACAGACTGGGTATCAGGCACGACATCAGCAGACGCTGATAAAGTGCTTGACATACTATCAGGTCAAATTAGTCAAAGCCATCTTGACCAAAGTTTACGCATGCCGATTGGCAAGATTGGCACAATTGAAAGCAATATTGGGGTGATTAACAGTAAAATCCCAGCGATTGAAAGCAATATTGGGGTGATTAACAGCAAAATTCCAAGCATTAATAAAATCCCAACCATTGAAAGTGCGGTAAATTCAGTCAATGGCAATCTTAGCACGCTAAACAGCCAGCTTGCCACCGCTCAAAACGAGCTAAGCACCGCCAAAAGCACGCTACAAACCGCTGTGGGTAATATTACCACCGAACGAAACCGTATCACATCGGCAATCCGTGATATTACTGCTTTGCAAGCTGATAAAAATGCCAAAACCCAAGAAATCGCTAATCTTACGCAAACGGTGGGGTCTCATACCTCATCAATCCGTGAATTGGGGGTAACCACAGGGGATTTATCCCAAAAATACAGCCAAATCAAAACGCAGGCGGATAATACAAATAGCGAGATTAGCACGATTAAGCAAACCCAAAGCGGACAAGCGAGTAGTATTGATAGATTGGGGGCGAGATTTGACAATTTAGCGGTGGGCGGTCGTAACCTGCTACTTAACACGCAAAACATGACTTGGTGGACTTGGAGACAAGTTGATACAATCAGCAACAACCGCTTGGAGCTAACCCAACCCTTGTTTAATCTAGGCATGCGAACGTCTTATCAAACTGGGCTAGATTTTAAAGACGGTGAGACAATTACACTGAGTTTTGAGTATCGTACAGACTTAGACAACCTAAGCTACACCTACCTATTAAGTCGTCAAAGTGGTAACATGGGCGGTTTTAACCCCATGTCTATCAATAATGATGGGCAATGGCACAGGGCGACAACAACGGCAACAGTCAGAAGCGATAGACTTAACTGCTCAATCTTGATTGGTAGCATTCAATCAGCTGACGGTGCAAGTCTTGGTAAGAGCGGAAGCTACTTAGAGATACGCAATGTCAAGCTAGAACGTGGCAACATCGCAACCGACTGGACAGAAGCCCCAGAGGATTTGCAAGTTGATTTATCGCCCTATGCCACCAGTGCAAACCTTGATGAGTTTAAGCAAGCAGTAGCGGATAAAGATACTGCCACCGTCCAAAAGCTCTCTAAGCTACAAAGCGACATCGGCACAAAGGCAAATGCCACCGCCCTTAACAGCTTAACCACCAAAGTTAATCAAGCAGACGGCAAAATTACCGCCCAAACCCAAAGGCTTAACACCTTACAAAGCACAGTAAGCGGTAATACTTCAAGTATTAACACGCTTAGCCAGTCTTTGACAACAAAAGAGCGTGCGTTAAGCGAGCAGATTAACACCGTCAAATCAGAGCTTGGCGGACGCATTACACAAATAAGCAACGAAACACGCACGTTAAGCGATGCTAACAGAACAATTGGCGAGCAAATTAACACCGTACAAACCACCCTAAGCGGTCAGAGGGCGAGCATTCGTAATGTGGAGCGTTCTGTTAATGGCGTGCGTTCAATTAAAGCGGTAACGGTGGATAACAACGGCTTCATCTCAGGCTATGGGCTTATGAGTGATTTGCAAAATGGGCGTGTTACAAGCCGTTTTGGCATCAACGCTGACCAAATCTACTTTGGGACAACCACCAACGCCAAAAAGCCCTTTGTCTTTACCACCAGAGCGACTACCATTGATGGGGTGAGCTACCCTGCTGGGGCATGGCTAAACAGTGCCAGTATTGCAAGGGCAAGCATTAACATGCTCCACATCGCCGACAGCATACAATCGGATAACTATGTGGCAGGCAGACAAGGTTGGCGGCTGTTCAAAGATGGCAGGTTTGAATTAAACAACACCTTTGGCGATGGGTCAAGTTTGGAGCTAAACTCAAAAGGTCTTACCGTATGGTATGACAAAGCCCAAGGCAAAAAAGCGGTAGAGCTCGGGATTTTGCTATGATGACAGGACTAAAAGTATGGGACAGACAGGGCAATTTATTGACCGACATCACAGGGCGATACCCCAAACTTATCCACAGCTTGACCATCGCCGAACGCACCAATCAGACGGTGAGTTACACGCCCCCTGATGGCACAGAGTTGCTTGTTGTTCCCATCTATTTGGGGCGTAACGATGAAAGTGTCCAAACCAATACCGCAACCGATGAAGATGACGATGATGCTTACACCTATAATCTTTGGCGTGTAAATATCACAAAAACAAAAGACGGCTTTACCATCACCACCCAAGATAATCACAAAAAGATTGTCCCCATCAAAATATACTGGGGCTACTTATGAAGTGATTAACAAGGACAACCATGATATTTAAAACCTACACCAAACAGGGGCAAATCCTGCTTGACAGTCAAACCCCTGTATTTGCACTCACCAAAACGGTTACGCCAACACGCCTATTGACACCCCCCTTTGACCAAAACAAGCGAGAGCTTTGGTATAGAGCAAAACGTCTGGGGTTTAACTCAAAAATGCGACAAAGATGGGTGAACATTTATACCAAAGAATACTGTATGTATTATGCAGACGTGCCATCTGTGATAAGCCCCATCACCACAATCTCCTATGATGGGATGGCTCATGAGTGCGAACCGATTGTGTTTTTAAACGCAGGGCAATTTGATGGCAAAACACGGCTCATGTTCTATTCAAATGGCAGATTATCGGATGGGCAGTTGGCTAATTACCGCATTCACGTCTTTGACATCAATGTCCAAAGACAAACGCAGGTAGGCATCAATCTGTACGATAAAAAGGGCAATGTAACATTTAGCAATCATAGTAGGCTGTTAAATATGAACACGCTTACTATTCAAGGTCTAATAAGTAGAGATGAAATTCAGGAATTGGATGAATTACTTCACGCTGCTGTATATGAATCACCAGAAGATTTTAAACCTAAGCAATCACGGTTTATACACTTAGATAACAAATATAGGTATTGGGAACAAAAAATTGAGAAGATACTAAAAGATAGACATATAGACTTTGATGAATTTGTTGACGCAGGATTTATCAAAGTACGCCAAGGCTATCTTAACACAAGTATTAAAGGAGTAGCAGGTTTTAGTGTGAGTGATATGACAATCTTCAATCCTGCTGTTTTTTATGAGATATATAGTGAATCATTTCGTCATAGGATATCACAGATAGAGTACCTGGATCTTCCTCACTATTACAGACAAACTTACAAGATGGCATGTATTGGCTGTCGTGATGGGCTGTTTGTGTGTCCGACAGTAACCTTTGAAGACACCCCCACTAGTGGCAGAAGTATCATCATAGACATCGTAAATGGCATTATCCAAACCAGTGCCATCCATGTCAGATACAGCCGTATTTAGTTTGTTTATTCATCGTGTACTCACGATTTTAACCCACGCCCTAAGCACACCGCTTAGGGCTTTTTATTGGAGTAGATATGCCAGAAAAAGACCCAACAACTTACACGCTACTGACCTACATTTGGGTAGGACTGCTCGCCATGGGTGGCGGACTGGTGGCGTTCATCAGACGGCTTAATGAACAAAAAAAACCAGAGCGACTGCCCATTGTATTTGCCAAACTCACAGGCGAGCTTATCATCTCAGGCTTTGCAGGTTTAATCACGTTTTATCTGTGTGAGTTTTTGGAGGTTCAACAATTACTAACGGCGGTACTGGTCGCTGTCAGCGGTCATGCTGGTGGTAATACCATTGACCTTGTTGCCAAACTGATTGAAAAACACATTAACCGAAAAACTGGATTTTAACCATAAATGAACTAAACCATGAACTTAATTAGAATGATGGGTTTTTTAAATCCGATTATTACATAAATTAACATGAACCGCCCCTAGGGGCTTTTTTTAGGAGTAAAAAATGAGCAGTTTTATCAGACAAATTCAAACCACGCTTAAAGAAGCTGGGGTGTATAACGGTGCGATTGATGGCATTGCAGGTAAGATGACCGTTGAAGCGGTCAATTCTCTTGCTAACAGTAAGGTATTAAATTCTGAAGAGAAGCGAGCCGTCGCTGAACAAGCCAAATCAATCCCTGAGTATAACAAGCCTACCCAAGAATTAAAGCCTAAGACCTGTGATGATGTCTAAAAATGCGTTTTTTTCTAGCATTTCACCACGACGGTCGAACAGGTATTCGCTGCGTGAAATGGCGATGGCTTCGTCAATCAAAGCTTGCATGGGCGGCAGAATAGGGCGTATTAACGGTTGCTGGGTAATATGACCTACTTTGTGGTTCTCAGGTGGGACAGTCCAAACACTGTCTTGAAAATCGGTAATTTTAGCTCGTCTAAGCTCGATGCCACGGCAACCAAACATCAAAGCAAGTTCGGTCGCTAAGCGATTACGGTAGCTAATTTTTGAGCCATATAATGCTTTGTAAAATAAGATGATTTCATCATCACTTAAGTATCGCTTGCGCTTAACACGGACCAAATTAAAATCACTCAATTCAAGGTCGGCAAGGATGTTATGTGTGACAATTTCACGCTTTTTTGCCCATTTGAGCATTTGCTTGGTATTTGTGAGTATGCGTTCAGCAATGCCTGGAGTTTTTTCAGAAATGGATTCAATGATGATAATATACTGTTGTAAGGTAATGTCATTAATCGGCAGTGAGCCAATAACAGGAAAAACATAGAGCTCAAAGCTACGCTTGATATCGGACGCTTGTTTTTTGGTGATGACTGCTGATTTATCATACCACTGTAAAAAACACTCATAGAAAGTGTCAGCGTTAATATAAGCCTGCTTGGCGATTTGCTCTTCAAGTTTTGGGTCTTTGCCATGCAGGAGCTGTGTTTTGGCAGACAGTGATTTTTCTCTGGCTTGCTTGAGGGATATCAGTGGATAAACACCCAAATCAAACCGCTTTAATTTACCGTTAAATCGATAGCGTAATTGAAAGACAATCTTGCCTTTTGGGGAGATGCGTACGCTCATGCCATCACGGTCTGCAATTTCGGTAACTTTATCACGGGGCTTGCCGTTATTTGCTTTTAGCCAAACTTCTGTCAACATAATAATCCTTAGAAATTATGTACACAATTATGTACACAAAATAAGCGTCTTATTATGTGGTATTTTGTTGCAATTTGTCTAGTGTAAAATGCACAAAATATCGAAAAATAAAGGTTTAGAAGTGGCTTTATGTTGCTGTTTGTGATTTGTTGTTTTATATATCATCATTGGTGTGCCCAATGATAGATATTGTCGTAAGTTTCTTGATTTTATTAACATTAATCATTGATATTTTCTTTATTTTAAAAATATGTACACAATTATGTACACATGATTATGGGATAGGGTGTGTTAGAATGGGGTATTTTGTTGCATTATAGCTTTGTGTTGGCGAAAAAAAAGCCCAGTCTTGGGCTTTTATTTGGCAGTATGTTTCAGTTCCCATGCATGAACTTCTTGGCTTAGATAACGCTTGACGCCACCACCCAATCCGCCGCCCATCACAGGCCTTGGAAATGGTTCACCATGAGGGTAGCGTTTTTCCCATCGGTTTAAGGTCATTTTACAAATGCCAAAGATTTCGCAAATTTCATTAGATGTTAAATACTTTTTCATAATCTAGCTCCATTTAAGTTCTAATTTTCTCATACACTTTAACGGTCGCTAACGCATCAAAATGGCATGTCATCATCGCTGACGCTTTGTCCATACTGCACAGGTGGATTATACGGCTGAACATGGCTTTGAGGGTGCTGTCTAGCTTGGCTGTTCTGCTGATAGCTTACTTGCTGTGTTTGCCGCTTTCCGTATGGATTAGCTCTGCTCTTTTCGCTCTCTGCCTTAGCTCGCTCTAGCATTTGATCAATTTGACCAGGTAGTGCCTGCTCACCATTAATCATTTGTTTTGCCCATTGCTGCGTCTGAGCGTGATACACACCAAATAGATTAATGCTGTATTTTTCTTCGCCCTTGTCATTGATACGGTAATTTTTGCTAAATATTGCACCAAAAAATTTACCAACAAGCTCTGGCGCAACCATACCTTGTTTATTAACTGTGCCACCAGCATTAAAGTCATAGGCGCTATATGTTCCCTGTGCCTGCGTAATACCTGCTGTGCCTGTCACTTTTAAGATGGCATTGATTAGATTATATCCAATCAATCGCTCACCTTGACCATTTGCGAAGTGAATAGCAACATCACCTGTTTGCTTTTCACTGCTTATTAAGCTTAGATGTAGCGTTTGCGTGCCTTTGTCGTTTTGGGTGTAGTAAGCTTGCGTAATTTTAACCACTTGCGCAGTATCACCATCAATAAAGTTACTTGCACCAAATTTGGCTGCGTCAGCATCGTTACAAGCGATAAAATAATTCATGAGTTTTCTCCGTTCTTAGATAAGTTATAATAGTTGCAAATCGCATTATCCACCATCTCTAGATCATTGGTGATAAGGTCATTGTCGAACATCTCAAAAGGGGTTTTTACAGTAGTAAAGCCGTTGTTTTTGGTGATAAAGTAGTTTTTTCCGCTCTCAATGTGCGTTTGTAATACGATACCCACCATGCCTTCAGGCGTAATTTTTTCATCGAGCAGCTTACCAATGGTTTTTAGCTTGGTTTTGCCGTCCACTTCGTCGGTATGGCTAAGAATATATACGCGCTGATACGGCTTCATGTGATAATTGACGGTATTTAAAATCCGCCAAATATTTTTGCCATTCTCTGTGTATTTATCATAACCTTTGACTTCACTATCTCGCATGTATTTATTACTCATGAGATACTGAAAATCATCAATGATGATGATAGGAGCTTTAGATTTCATCAAAATATCGCAAATCAGGTTCGGATCATCTGTAACAACTTGCTTAAATTCTGCACCACGAAACGGTAAGTATTTACCCACCACATTGATAAATCCGACATTATCAGGGTTTAGGTTTCTCAAAGAGAAACTTTTTCCTGTACCAGACTGCCCTAGAATGAATGCACCTATTGCCATTCTCTTTATCCTTATTGCACCTTGTAATAAATAGCAGGGCGGGCGATCTAGGTGCAAAAATAACCGCCGTTCGGTAGCTACTCCTAGCCCTGCTAAAACTTAACCAATTCTTATATGTTCATTTTGTACCAAGTTTGCCCCATCAATCACAATGCCATCTTTCAAGGCTTTGGCAATGGCCACATTATTGGCTTTGATCTCCATCTTTTGGAATTCTTTTGGCAGGCGATCCGCATTGATATCAAGGCACACACTAGGAATGCTTTTTTGCTGCGTATCGGTATGATCGGGTCATCAACCTTTTTAATATCGTTCGCCTGCATTGCCGCCAGCATATTAGACTTAAGACACTCATTTAAATTGTTTAAAGCACGCTTTTTTGCTGATAAGCGCCTGATTTCACCGTCAAGAGCATCAATATCGCTGCTGTTGTTTTTGATAAATTTGCCATAATTTAATAGCTTGTCGTGAAGGTCTCCTCGCAAGTCTAGTAAATCATTGACTTCTTCATCACTTGGCGTCTCACCGTTTTCCAGCATTTCGCCAAGTCTGATTAGACTTTCTTCAGCTTCTTTGCTGATTTGGTATAGATTCATTTTTAGCCTCATTCTCAAAAGGAAGCCCAAATTCATGGGCTAATAAATCATAGTACTGTTGCTCATCATCATCAAACTGAGCAAGCTCCTCTTCGCTAAATTGCAATTCGATAAAGTCCATAAAATCCCTATCGTTCATGCTACCCCCTTAATGTTCTCAGATAAGGCGATGGGTTCAAACAGCCCTGCTTGTATTGCCAATACCTCGGCGATTTGCCAATCATCATGAGCCTGTAAATCAAGCTCAATTTCATGGTTGCCTAAGTACACCAATACGCTTAAAATGATGCTATGGTATTGACCGTCTTGATAACCGATACGCCCAGTTATTACCTGCTCAGACTTACCGAGCCTGATTGTTGCCGTTACTGTCTGCATATCAATACCCTGCCTGCGATAAACTGCCATCAAGGCAGATGATAAAAACCACCGCTAGGAAGGCGGCACATAATAAACCACATAAAAAATTCTTAATTATCATGCTTCTCTCCATTCGTAATTTTTACTACTAACAATTTAGACCGCCTTGGATTGCTTGGGTCTAAATTGTTAGTATCTGGTTAGTTTTGAGTTTAATAATTAATCAAGTGTTTTTGGCATGCTCGCCACTACCGCTTGAACATCAGCGTCGAGCGAGTAGGATAGTTGTTTTCTTATGAAATCGAGTGCCTTTCTTGATGTATCTGTATATTTACAGCATTCATTGCCATTCATTACGAGATAGTCGCCACCAATTTTGTCAATGTGAAAACTGTAGTGGGGCGTTGGGCTGATTGAATAGATAGTGTAAGCGTTATGATAATCTTCATATCTATAATATTGTTCATTGCAAAGTGCCATGTTTTGTCTCCTTAAGTTAATCCGTGATTGATACCCCAAAGAGTGTCAGTAGCTGATTAGCTTGTCTCCGTTTGTTGTCTATCACGGTGGGCTTGATAGGTTCTTTGCTGTTAAATAATTGGCTCAGTTTCATTGGCTGATAGGTTTATTATAAGCATACTTATATTGATTTGCAAATAAAAAATAAGCAAAATAATAAATTTGCTTATAAAATATTGATTAATATGCTTATTTTATTTATAAAAAACCGCCATTATGGCGGTCACATGTTATAATAATTTGTGTAAAGACAAAAAAACCGCCATTAGGGCGGTGAATTTGGGGTGATAAAAAACCACCCTTTGGGGGTGGTTTATGGTAGTGCTGCGACAGGTTTCGTGGAGATAGTGTCTATAATTTAAAACTGATATTGCTAAATACAAGTAGCCAATTGCCACATTCTACGCCAAGATGGCGGCAAATGTCAGGAATTTTTAGGTCTCTGGAATTGGTGGCTCTACTAAGATCGTTATTAAACCCCTGTTCCGATGTAATAACGACACTATGGTATTTTGAGTTGAGGCAGATATTCGATAGATCATTATTTAAATGGTCCAGTTTGTGAGGTGGAAAATTTTTGGCAATCGACATCAGATTTGATTTCAGTTTCGCCAACTCTTCATCATAATCATCAATGATACGTACATGAAACTGCGTCTTAAAGTCATCAAATACCGATGAATCATACCTCATTTTTAGAATTTGGGCGGTTATCTCATCATGAATATCTTTTGTAATGACAAATTCAATTTGTTTTGCGAAGATGGCGGCATCTATCTCCTCCCAAAGTGCGCTAAAGACATCCTTTGGATAAAATCGGTAGCAAAAATCCAAAATGGCATTGGTATCTAGACAAAATACTTTCATGAAAATACCTTTTGTTCTAGATACATCAAATCACTGACATCTTTTAAGTGTAGCATATTCATGGCAGTTGTGATGGGAATGGAACCGTGCCACACAGCAGAGATGACTTGCTGAAGATAGACTTTGCCAAATTGGTTATGGGTACGAGTTCTGCTTGGTAGACCAAATTTACCACTCTGTGTTTGTGTATCCAATTCGGATAAATAGGCAGATAATGATGCTTGGTCAATCAACCTAAGTAATTTTAATTGAATGGCGATCGCCTGACGACTAACCTTAATGGACTTGCGAATACAATTGACATTATCTGCCAACGCCACCGTATCATCATAAAGAGTCTCAACCACATCTTTAGGCACCAAAACATGGCCTGCCACTTGATTACAATACTGCTCAAGTTTAAGATCGTCAGCCAAAATATCTCCGTCGATGGTGGATTGTCTTAGTCCTAAATGCACCAGCTCATGAATCATAGTAAATAGCCTGCGAGAGTGGGACTGTCCAGATGATAAAATGGCGATAATAGGCAAGGTGTCATAGTAAATCGCCATACCCTCCGATCCAATCTTAGTCTTTGATAGCTCAATGACCATGACATTATTTTTTTCAACCAAGGTGCGCCATGACCGATAGTAGTCATCATTGTTTTGGGTTCTAAATTTGGCCTCATCCACACCAAGCCAATCACGAATCAGCTTAGCATCACTGACTACACTCCCGCCTGATAGCTCCAAAGAGAACTGATCAATTGGCTCATCTAGGCTTTCGTAGGTATACAGGAGATTATTTCTATTATCCATCAGTTCATGCAGGGCTTTTTGAGAGCTGTACTCAAGATCTTCAGTACGATCCAGTAGATTAAAATTACGGTGGTCAACCGCTTCGGGAATAATACTGTCTTGAATATGCTCGCTTAGGAGGTAAAAGTCTGGCACAAACAAGCATTTAGCCAATTTTTGAATTTGACCATAGTTAAATGCTTGGTTTTGCCGCTCGCCTTTTTCAATTGTTGATTGGGCAATACCTGATTTTTTGGCAAGAAACCCCGTAGAAAGCCCTATTTGCTCTCTATAGTGGCGCACAGCCAAAGGGGAGTGTTGAATGTATTTTGCCATAATCTCAATAAAATAGTCACCTAGCAACGAATATTATACCATCCTAAAAATTGTTACATTGTAAATTTATACACTTAGTTTAATTAGTATTCTATCATCTTCTCTACGACCCTACCACCGCTCAAGACGGCTGACACTCCACACCCATCCAAGCACTTCAAACTCACCATCGCTGATCTGCTGCTTGGTGGCGATTTGTTCTGGGAACTCATCAGAATTATCGCTGACGATACGCACGCCACCATCAGGCAGTCGATACAGGCGCTTACATAAGCACAGCTCCCCAAAGCGAATTGCAAAAATACGACCATCTTTGATCTCTTTGCGACCTGTATCGATATAAATCGTATCGCCATCTTGTACATAGGGCGTCATGCTGTCATCACGGGCAGTGACTGCAAAGGCATTTTCAGGCATTACCCCAAGATTGCTCAGTGTACGCTTACCCATGCGTAATTTGCGGGTTTCATGCGTCACATCATCATTGACCGCACCATGACCACAAGCAAAGGCAATGTCTTTATAAAAAGGGATCTCGACTTCATCATCATCATCCAGTGGGGTGCTATCGTCCCATTCGGTGATAGGGGTGAGTTTATCATTATTTTTTGTCATCTCACCTTCGCCAGAAATTAACCAATGTACATCAACACCAAAAAGATGCGCCAGCTCAACAGCACGAGTGGTGCTTTTGCTTTTACCACTTTCAAGCTGAGAGTATGCAGATTGGGACAAGCCCTTAATTTGTTCGGTTACTTGCTTTTGGGTAAGCCCCTTGGCTTTTCTTGCATATTTCAGACGATCTTTGAGTTCCATAGCTTTTTCCTATTTTTAGGATATTTCTAGGGCAATTATATTAGATAACTAATATTTTTACAAATTAGAATACTTATTTTTTAATTGATTTTATGTATCATTTAACTTATAATTTCTTATATTTTTATAAGAGAGTGGTATAATGTCTAAAATAAAAAATGAAGCTGTGCAGCGTCTCATTGAGTTTTTTGGATCACAGATGAAGCTAGCAGATGCTTTGGATGTAGAGCAATCGGCTGTGAGCGGCTGGTTAAATAATCGCTTTTATATTAGTCGAGATAATGCAGACTTGGCAGAAAGTCTAACAAACGGCGTGGTGCGTTCAGAAGAGCTACGACCACGAAAGAAAGCAAAAACCCCTAGCAGCAACTAGGGGCGGTGTCCATTTTCGGATTAACTCAACTTCGGAGATGAATTGAATGAACAATCTTATATTAACAGAGATTAGCCACGAAAGCAATGCTTTTAATTATTCAAGAACAGATTTAGACGCTCAGGAACAACAAATCGCTGAATTTATCAAACATGGCGGTAAGGTAATCAATCTTGACAATACCAAACGACCAAAGAAAAAATCAGTAAAAAAGCGTGATTTCAACAACCAAAGGATAAATAGCAACATGCACCTTGTTTTGTGCTATCTAAAAAGGTCAGGTAAGCGTATGACTGGCTTACAAATTCAAGAAAAATTTGGCATATCGGCGGTAACTTTAGGGGTTCAAATGGAACTACTGAACGCACAGGCAGGCAAGACGCTGATTGAAAACGAAAAAATTCGTGATGAAAACAATCGTTTAAAGCGTGTTTACTATGCGGTGGAGGTGAACTGATGCATTACTATCAATTTAACCCATCAGATTTCAAGGCGAAAACACGCCATCTCACGCATTTGGAGCGTGCCTTTTATCGTGAGCTGATCGATCTTTATTATGAGACCGAAAAGCCCATCACGGGTGATTTGCCCAAATTGGAACGCCTACTGCTTGCCAAAACAGACGATGAGAAACAAGCCTTGCTATCTGTGCTGGATGAGTTTTTTGTGTTCAAAAATGATGCGTACCATGATTTTGAGATAACCGCCAAAATTCGTGCCTACAAATGGGCGGACAAAAAGCGGAACGCTCAAGGAACGCAAGCGGAACAGAACGGAACGCAAAACGGAACACAAGCGGAACAGAACGGAACGCAAAAAAATGAGCGTATAACCAATAACCATAAACCAATAACCAATAACCAAGAACCAAATATTAATAAAGAGAGTGCGTCCGCTTCAAAAAAATTCACCAAACCAAGCTTTGAGCAGGTAAGGGATTATTTTGCAGAGCTAAAGCATAACAACCCATCGGAGCAAGCATCCATTTTTCTCGATTTTTATGATTCAAATGGTTGGAAAGTTGGAAGAAATCCAATGAAAGACTGGCAAGCAACGGTCAGAAATTGGATTAAGCGAGACGGTCTAGGTCAACAAAACAAACAGGAAAACTACAATGCAACACATCAGCGAACACCTAAAATCAATCCAGCAGAAGAGTACTACAACAACGCCATGGCAGAGTATGAGCGATACTATGGCTCAGCAAGCCAATCCACAACTGGTCAAGACTTTGCTGGAAATGTTTACGATGTGGAAGCTGCAATTTAAAACCAAGATGACGCAGGGTGCATGGGATTTACAGACAGCTCAACTATGGGCAATTGCATTGGCTGATCTTGAGATTACTGAAGCCATGTTTGCGACAGCTTATCGCAAATGCCTAACGCTAAAGTGGATGCCAACCACACCTGCTGACTTTGCAGAACTTGCATTTGCCAATGAGATTTACCCTGATTGCCGTCAAGCTTATCTTGATGCTACAAAGAGCCGTTACAGTCACGAAGTAGTCTATGAGACGGCTAACCGTGTCGGATTTTATGAAATCCGCACAAAAAGCGAAAATGAGATTTTTGGCGTATGGTCAAAAACCTATACCAAAGTTTGTGCTGAACACGCCAAAGGTGCAAGGTTTAGCTTGCCACAAGCTCAGCAAATTGAGCAAAAACAAGAAACACAAAATATAATCTCTGCTGAAATGCAAAACGAAATTAACCGCTTTTTGACAACTTTTGGCAAAAAAAAGCATGGGCAACAAAGAGTAAAGGTTTAACATCAAAGATATGAGCATGAAGTACAAAAACAAGAAAGTTAAGATTGACGATATCACTTTTGACAGTAAAAAAGAAGCAAACCGTTACCTTGAGCTAAAGCAAATGCAAAACAGTGGTTTAATCAGCGATTTAACGCTACAGAAGCCGTTTATTTTGGTTAGTGGTACTAGGATAGCAGGCGAGCTTAGAAAGCGTCCTAGCGTGCGTTATATTGCCGATTTCGTGTATTTTGACAACATGGCTGGCAAAACCGTTGTTGAAGATGTGAAATCAGCAATTACAAAAAAAGATAAAGTATATCGTTTAAAAAAACATTTAATGAAAACTGTGCATGATATTGATATTTTGGAGATATAAATGAGTAAGTTATACGACCGTTTACTATCATTAAAGAGTGGGTGGAAACAGTACATTACCCAGCAAAAATTAAATTTAACCAAATAAAGGAGAGTAACATGACAACCAAGACAACATTTAAAGCAGGCGATAGAGTTTATGCACCGTTCTACACAAATAAAGTTTGTGTTGTAGCAGAAGCGACCAAACAGCATGATGAATTAGTTTTAGAAGTTCGTATTGACAAAGAAATGGCACTGCACAACAAAAAGACCGTTGTGTTTGTGAACAAATATGGGTGTTTACATGAAGACAGCCCAATAAAACGAGTGTTATTCCATGCAACCTACCAAAACAGAACGCTACTTGAAGCGTTGTATGACATGGAGTTTGAGACCCCTGTCACTTATATCCAAGCAACCGTGAGAATACCCAAGCCACATACAGGGGAGATTAAACGAGGCGAGCCTATTTATATTGTAGATATTGCTTCGGTTGATAAAGTCACTTATTTTGTATGGGATAACTTAGAAAACCGACGCTATCTAAGAGACACAGGGCAAATTTATTTAAATGAAAAAGACGCTATCGACGCTAGTAACGCAATCTTAAAAGTATTAGGAGGTAATGATGAGCATGCCATATAAACAAGCCCCTATTATGGCAGTCTACAAAGACCACATGGGCGATGATAATTCTGTAGTGAATGCCGCTAGGGTGTCATTTGCCAAAGACGCCAGTAATTTCACCCCTGAACAAAATAAAAACTTAATCAAATACTTAGCAAAACACAATCACTGGACACCGTTTGCCCATGCGTTTGTTACTTTGCACATGAAAGCCCCTATTGCTATTCACGCCCAGTGCGTTAAGCATCAGATTGGCTTTGCAATGAACACGGTATCTCGTCGTTATGTGAGTGAAGCCCCTGAGTATTATTTACCCATCTTTCGTGAGAAGCCTATCGGTTCAGTGAAACAAGGTAGCGGTGATGAATTTACAGGTGCTCAGCAATCCAACATGCAGTTAGTTTATAGCAGCCACATGAGAACAAGCATTGACTTGTACGAGCAGCTAATCGAAAGCGGTGTTGCCCCTGAGCAGGCTAGATTTGTGTTACCACAAGGGGTGATGACCGAGTGGGTATGGAGCGGTAGCCTTGTGGCATGGGCAAGATTTTACAATCAGCGTACCGACCCCCACGCCCAAGCGGAAATCCGTGAGCTTGCCCTAAAGGTAGGCGAGATTATCGAACCATTATTCCCAGTTGCATGGGAAGCGTTGACAACTGATTAATTGGGCGTGCCAAGGTGAGATAATGATAAGAGTTGATAGGTGCGTATGGCACGATAAAAGCAGTAAAGATGAAAAGCTTGATAATAGCATTTTGGGGGCTAATTGTGGCAAATCGGCTTAAACAAATCCGAGCTTTGCCGTGTTGCCAGTGTGGCATGCCTCCACCAAGCCAAGCAGCACATGCCAATTGGCAGGAATTTGGCAAAGGCAAGGGCATTAAAGCTAAAGACGATTACACGATACCACTGTGTCATTTGTGCCACAGCAGGCTTGATCAATATCAAGGCTTGTCAAGACAGGAGGCGAAAAGCTGGTTTATTTCTAAGCTTAAGTTTATCAATCAAGTGCTAGATAATGAAACAAGTTTTTAGAATCATTAGTGAATTGGTGATGAAACATTGCTTTACCGAGATCGTCAAGCAATACGAAAGTGGTCAGGTTTGTAGTGTCGTCATTACTGATAAAAACGAAACACGCACAAACGCCCAAAATCGGCTGTATTGGCTATGGCTTAAGCAAATCAAAGATAAGACAGGTCAAGATGACGATGATTTACATGTGATGTTTAAACGCCTATTTTTAGCCAAGATTTATGCAAGAGATGATGGCGAGATGGCACAGCTTTTTGAATCACTAAACACGCTAAAAAGACAGCCGAACTATGAGCAACAAGTGGCCTTGCCATTTGCTAAGCGGTTTTTAACAACAACCATGGCAACCACGGCACAGTTTAGCGAATATTTAAATGAGATTGAAGTTTGGGCGTTCAAGAATGGCATAGCTTTAAGCGTTCCTGAAGACCTAAAGTGGATTAAAGATGATGAAAAAATTAGCATTTCATAGAGCGAGAACATGACAACATACTACAACGAACAAAACAATCAGCTTGCAAAGGTGAATAGTAGCAAGGCTGATAAGGATGGCAATATCTTGGTAGAGATTGACGGCAAAGCACCTGTACCAATGAATTATGACGATTTTATTAAAAACTTTAGGAGTATGAGCAATGAGTTCTCAAGAAAAGCACGGTGAAGTGACTTATCAATCGCCATCGGTCGGTCAAAAGCATGGTAGCTATACGCTAATTTTGGCTGCTAACAAAGCATTAAGACAACCAAAAGTGGGTGATATTTGGCTATGTCAAGAAGGGGCGGTGTTGGTTTTTGGTATCTCAGACATAGGGGTGGAGTATCTTTGGCAAGATACGCCTTATGAATTTGTCGTTGATAGTAGATCGGCTGAAGACTGGCACAAGAATTTTAACTACAAAGAAAATATTTTTGATTGCGAAGGTCTTAAAGATGATGACCCAAAGCTTTACAAAGAGATTAAGGAGCAGAAGCAAATGTTTGAATCTTTGAAAAAGAAAGAGGCTGCCCAAGACCCAGTCAATCACCCAAGTCATTACACATCAGACCCATCAGGCATTGAGTGCATACAGATTACACGCCATCGTAATTTTAATATAGGCAACGCCATTAAATACCTTTGGCGAGCAGGGCTAAAAGATGGTAACAGTGATATTCAGGACTTACAAAAGGCGGTTTGGTATATTCAAGATGAGATTGAACGATTGCAAACACAAAAAGGTAACGGATAACAATGATTTATCACTTTAAAGGGCATTTTAATGAGCAATGAAAAACTAGAAGCGTACAAAAAAGAGTTTGTTGAATGGGGGCGATGGGTTAGGTGCGACCCTGACAGGCTAAGTTACCCAAGCCCTTGGTTTGAGATGATAATGCGTGATAATATTCCCTGCCCATCTGTTAGCCCAAACATCACCGATGACAGGGCAATGGCGATTGATAAGGCGGTTAGCAGATTATCACGGTATAGCGTGTTGCAGTATCAGATTTTTGTTTTGTACTTTGCTAAGAATATCCCTGAATACAAAATTGCCAAGATGGCAGATATGCGAGTATTTAGCAATGGCAGGATTAAAAACGCAAGAAACATTATTAAAGAAAATCTAAGTGGTGCAATGGGCTATGTGATTGCTTTTCTTGAAAATAATGCTTGAATTGTTAGCAAAGATTTGTTAATATTTACCCATAATGGAAAAGTGTGCATATAGCACGATTTTGATATACCCCTTGCCTCTGTTTACACGCAAGGGGTTTTTTCGTTGGGCAAATTGGTGGCAATGGTTTCGTATGAAAGAAGCAAAACATATTGTACAGATTAATCCGTTGCAGTTAAAACCGCACCCAAACAATGCCAAACAGCACCCAAAAACACAAGTTCAAGCGATTGCTGATAGCATTTCAAGGTATGGGTTTAATATCCCTGTGGTTGTGCGTGATGGGTATATTTTGGCAGGTCATGGACGAGTAGAAGCCGCCAAACAGCTTAGGCTTAATTTTGTGCCTTGTGTCGTATTAGACCACATGACAGATGAAGAAGCACGAGCGTTTATTATTGCCGATAACAGAACAGCCGAGCTTGGTCATTGGGATAAAGATAAGCTCTATGATGAATTACAGCAATTAAGCGACTCTATGGCACTAGATATGGATTTAATGCAATTAGAAGCTTTATGCGGTGATTTGGACTTTGGTGAGCAGATGGCTGAACACCCATTGGATAGGCAAGACAGATTGGGTGAATATACTGAAGCTGATGAAGAGTTTGGCGGTGGTGATTATGATGATGAAGCAGAACAAGAAGATGATACGCAAATCACGCCTGCACAAGATAAAGGCGAGAAAAAAGAACCCATTAGCTTTACTTTTATGGTTGTGTTAAACAGACAACAACATAAGCGTTTATCGGAGCTTAAGGCAGGCATGACCGATAAAGAATTTTTCTTACAAAATATTTTAGGTGAAAGTAGTGAGTATTAGACCTTATACGGGCGAGTATTTGGTTAGTCCTGTACCTGTACATTTAGGGTTAAATTATTGTAGTCATAATTGCTTTTATTGTTATGCTAATTTGAATAACCCTGATAGGCGAGCGGATTATAATAAGGTGATTAATGTTGCCAATGCAGTGGCGAATAATAAACCCATGAAAAACCTATCTGTACGCTATTTGCAGGCAGGCTATCCAATCATGGTTAGCAATGACAGCGACCCATTTGCTAAGTCAAACTTTGAGCAGTTTGCGTCTATCTTTGATGTGTTCACCGATATTGGGACACGCTTTGTATTTCAAACAAGGGGCGGTAATAAGGCGAAAAATGTCTTATCACGCTCAAAGCCTACCTGTGTTTATATCAGCTTTACCAGCGATGATAATAATATCATTTCAAGGGCTGAGGTTGGTGCACCTGATTTTGACCAACGAAAGGATTTGGCGTTATTTGCTAAGCAATACGGTCATCATGTCATTATAGGTATTAATCCTTATGTGGCGGATTGGTGGCGTGATATTGATGGTTTTGTAACTTGGCTTAAGGATAATGGCTTCGGTCATGTGTGGCTTGGCGAAATGCACATTAATCACATGCAAAAGCCTAAAATCAAATCAAGACCAGCCAAAGAGTTTGCCAATATTATTGAAATGGCGTGCAAAAAGAAAAAAGACCAAGCGGATTATGAATACTTACTTGAACAATTAAAGCAAGCGGATATTAATGTTTACGATGCCATCTCATCAACTAAGGGAGATTTTTGGCAACCGTATTTTGATTTAAACTTTCCATTTTTCCCAACCTTGGATAGCTTTTTTACAGAATTAAGACAGCATGGGCTAACTGTTGCATTTAATTTTGATTTTTTTGATGAGTACGCCAATGTTTTTCCTGACTGGGAGGGTTCGGAATTTTCAGGCTATTTGGCAAGCATTGGTCGTTCGCTTAGAAATATCGGCTATCCAAGTAGTGCCAACAACTTCAAACAAGTTCATGAAACTTTATGGCGTATTGCGGACTTTCCAACACGCCTAAGGCATGATGATTTGTTTTTAGCAACGGATGACGGTTCATTGGTTATTGATGAACAAGGTCGTTCGATTTTGGTGTATCGCCCTGGCATTGATGACCCTGATTTGGGGGATATTGATGTTAGCGATATTGATATTTATCTTGTATCAAGCAATGAGGAGTAATTATGGCAGGTGCAAGTGCAGGGCATATGGCGAAAAAGTCGAGCGGCCGATTTAAGGTGTTGCGAACAGCAGGCAAGACCAAGAATGGACGTAAGGCAACAAAGGCAGAAATGGCGGCTAATAGTGCGGCTAATAAGGCAACCGCTGCCAAGTTTAAGCGTTCCATTGCAGCGAAAAAAGGTGCGATGAACCGTGCAAAGAATAGCCAAGGCAGTTTATTTTAATAAACTTAGCTAGTTAAAGTGTTTGGGGTGTAAATCTCAAACACTTTTTTACAACGGAAAAAACAATGTCCAAAAAAATTGTATTTGATGAAAAACAGATGGCACAAGTGGAAGCGTTGGCTAGTGTTTTGACGTTAGAGCAGATGTCTGATTATTTTGGCATTGCAAGAAACACATTTAGGGCAGTATGCGAAAGACAGCCAGAAGTACTTGAGCATTATAAAAAGGGGAAAGCTCGTGCAATTGGCAATGTTGCAAAAAACCTTTTAACCATTGCCAATGAAGGCAACTTAACAGCCATTATTTTTATTTGAAAACTCAAGCAGGCTGGCGTGAACAAGCTGAAGAGATAGAAGAAAAGACAGCACCAAAACCAACCCAAATCGTAATCAACGTACAAGACGGAAGAAAGAATGCCGATCCTGAACATACCACAAGCTAGATTTCTGAACATGCCCCATAAGTTTAGGGCGTATGTTGCAGGCTTTGGTAGTGGTAAGACATGGGCAGGGTGTGCCAGTTTGTGTAAGCATTTTTGGGAATTTCCGAATGTAAACGCTGGCTACTTTGCCCCAACTTATCCACAGATTAGAGATATTTTTTACCCCACCATTGAAGAGTGTGCCAACGATTGGGGATTGAGCGTTGAAATCAAAACGTCAAACAAAGAAGTTTTGGTGTATCACGGCAAAGAATATCTAGGCATGATTATTTGTCGCTCAATGGACAATCCAACATCTATCGTTGGTTTTAAAATCGGTCATGCTTTGGTTGATGAACTTGATACCTTGCCAACAGACAAGGCAAGAGATGCTTGGCGTAAGATTATCGCTCGTATGCGTTACAACGTGCCAAATCTAAGAAACGGTATTGATGTAACCACAACGCCTGAGGGCTTTAAGTTTACCTACGAGCAGTTTGTCAAAGAAGCTAATGCAAGCCCTGATAAGGCGAAGTTTTATGGACTGATACAGGCAAGCACCTACGACAATGAGAAAAACCTGCCTGATGGCTATATTGAGAGTTTGCGACAGTCTTATCCGCCACAACTGATTGAAGCCTACCTGAATGGGCAGTTTGTCAATTTAACCAGTGGTGCGGTTTATCCTGATTTTGACAGACAATTAAACCATACAGATATTACTTTACAAAAAGGCGATACCCTGCATATTGGTATGGACTTTAATGTGTTGAATATGTCGGCTGTTGTTCATGTGATTAAGAATAATGTGGCTTATGCCGTTGATGAGATTATAGGGGCAAGAGATACGCCGACCATGTGCCAAATCATTCAGAGCCGTTATCCTAACCATCATATTATTATCTACCCTGATGCCAGCGGACACAATACAAGTTCTAAATCGTCAAGTGTTTCAGACCACAGTATTTTAAGGCAGGCAGGATTTAGTATTAAAGTTGCAAGCACAAACCCAAGCATTAAAGACAGGGTAAATGCCATGAACGCCTTGATTTGCAACAGCCAAGGCGATAGACGCTATTTTATTAATACAAGAATGTGTCCTGAATATACCGACAGCTTAGAAAAGCAAGTTTATGATAAATCAGGCATGCCTGATAAGACAGCAGGACATGACCACATGAATGACGCTGGTGGTTACTTTGTTGCTTATCAATATCCAATTAGCAAGCCTGCATTAAGTTCATTTATCCAAATGCCGTACTAGGAAAGATTATGCCAGTAAATAGCACACACCCTGATTACAACGAAGCATTGCCATCTTGGGTGATGTGTAATGACTTTGTTGCAGGAACAAGAGCGGTTAAAAATAAGGGCGAGATTTACCTGCCAAGACCGAACCAGCAAGATGATAGCTTGCTTGCTAAAAAACGATACGACAATTATTTAAAGCGAGCGGTTTTTTATGAATATTCAAGCAAAGTGGTCAATCAATACTTAGGCTTGGCATTTAAGCTAGACCCCATTTTGGATATTGATGAGCGATTAGATGCCTTGGTTTATGATGCAGATGGGCAAGGAACATCACTGTATCATCAAGCCCAAAAGACACTAGAAGCCTTGCTGGTGAATGGGCGGTGTGGCATATTGGTGGACTATCCAAGCCTAGCAGGTGGTAACAATAGCCAAGCTGACGACGCTAGATTGAATGTAAATCCCAAGCTTATTTTTTACCCTGCCGGTAGTATTATCAATTGGCAAGACGATATGATTGTCTTACATGAATTGGTGAGACAAAGGCAGACTGACGACCCTTTTGTGCAAGACATCATGGACCAGTGGCGAGTACTTGGGCTTGATGAGCACGGCTATTATAGTGAAGTTTGGCAACAAGATGACACAGGCGAGTTTTTTGTTGTGCCAAATTCATTTAGCCGACCCCTTGACCACAATGGCAAGCATTGGGAGCGTATCCCTTTTCAGATTTTTGGCAGTCAATTTAATACTTTTGAAAAACAAAAAATACCCATTGAGCCTTTGGTGCATATTGAGCATGGCATTTATTGCAATAGTGCTGATGCCGAAAACAGCCGTTTTATGTGTGGGCAAATACAGCCGTTTTTGAACATGGACGCACAAACAATGGATATGTACCGCAATCAAGAAACAGGCGAGGTACTCCCCTTTAAGCTTGGTAGTGAGATTGTATTAATGCTGGGCGAACATGGTTCATTTGGCTTTGCTCAGGCAAGCCCCAACACAATGGCAACCGATGGCATTGTGGAGAAAAGGGGTATTATCAGCGAGCTTGGCTTTCAGCTTGGGCAGGCAAGCGGTGCAATCAAGACAGCAACCCAAGCAGAAAATGAAACATCAGCACAGCACAGCCAAGCGTCTTTATGTGTTGCCAATATTAACGAAGGCTTTTTATCATTGCTAAACTGGTGCAATAGATACACAGGGGCAAAGCATCCACCGAAATTTGTTATTAGACAGCAATTTAGCCAACATGCGGTTGATATTGGCTTGCTAACACAGTTATCAGGTTTAATTGACGCAGGCAAGCTACCTAAATCTGTACTGTATGATAAAGCCAAAGAGTTTAATTTAATCAGTGGCGAGCTTAGCAATGATGAAATAGATGGTTTAATTGAACAACCGAGCATGACTTATGAAGCATTTAATCAATTTAGAAAGGCTCAAGGTTCATCTGTCAAATAAGTTTAAAACCACACTTAATGAAATTGATGAGTTTTTACAATTGGTGGTATTTCGTCATGAAATTAGTGAGCTTAAATATAAAGAATTTGAGTTATTAATTGGCGAGAGTAAGCAGGAGCTGATGGGTTTTTTGGTGGGTTACGCCTTAGATTTAAGCAACGATTGGCAGGAGCTATACAATTACAGTTATACGCTTGAAACCAAAATGGTTGATGATGATAAGCTAGATACGCTAAACATTAATGAGCCACAATTTGACGCAGACAGCCCCATCAAGCTATCTGCTCAGGTTGGCGTAACACTTAATCAGATTTTGGCTAAGTTTGGTGATGAACAAAGCACACAGATAAGTAATGCTATTAGCTACGCTTATACCAACGGCTTGACCAACCAAGAGCTTATTCAGATTATCCGAGGTACACGCAAAAACCGCTATCAAGATGGGATTTTACAAACCACGACACGCCACGCCAAGACCATTGCTCACACAGGCACAGCCATTGTTGCAAGCCAAGCCAAACAGCAATTTATTCATGATAACAAAGACATCATCAAAGGCATTAAAGTCATTGCAACCTTAGATTTACGAACAAGTGGTATTTGTAGGCATTTGGACGGTGAGATAATGCCGATTGATAAGGCAGTTTATCCGCCCTATCATTACAATTGCCGTTCTAGTTTTGAGATTGTTTATGATGGCTACCAATCTCCCAAACAGCGTACCAGTATGGACGGTGTGGTCAAAAACCAAACCTATTACGAGTGGCTAAAAAATCAGCCTGCCCAATATCAAGATGAAGTGCTTGGCAAAACCCGAGCGAAGTTATTTCGTGATGGTGGCATGACAGTAGAGCGGTTTAGGGCGTTACAGCTTGATAAGCATTTTACGCCCTTAACGCTTGAACAAATGAGAGCATTAGAGCCTAGGGCATTTAAAAAGGCGTTTGGCGAGAAAATATTGGGTATTCAAAACCACCCTTTTTACCGTAGGGCAAAGAAGAAATTTGATGAATTAAAACCCATTGGTGAAAAATTTGGATTAAGTGATAACGAATTATTTAGCATATCTGCTTATACATCCGCGCATGGATTTGTCCAGTCTTATTTTTTAAAACCTACTAAATTTAAAAACAAAGACCCAAAAGGCTATGCAGATATTGAAGAGCAGATAAATCATATGCTAAAAGGTTTAAACAAGCTACCAAATTATCAAGGTCAAGTTGTTCGTCGTGTTTCTTTGTATGATGACTTAAAAAACCTTAAAGTTGGCGACGTATATCAATCGCCTGCTTTTATGAGTAGTGCAATCATTGGGGAAAGCGATGTTTTTTCTCACTATCGTGTTAGAATGCTCATTAAAGTGAAGACAGGCAAACGCATTGATATGTTGGCGGTAAAACCTGAACAACGAGAAGTATTGATATTGCCTAAAACTTCATTTAAAATTGAGAAAATTCAACAAAAAGGCGATGAATTATGGATTACGATGAGCGAGATATAACAACCTATGATTTTTTATTTGATTTATCTGATGATGATAAAAAATTGCTTATTAAATATACCGAGTTTCGCTTAAATAAATCATTTTCAAGCATCAATCAATGGGAAAATTGGTTGTCAGAACATTTAAAACAATCGCATTTTGAGTTTATTTTAAAGTTGTATTGTTTTAGTGATATTGATTACTATGATGTACCTTTTGATTATCCCACAATAGACGAAGTGCAAAAATTGGTTACGGATAAGTCAAATGATGTTGAGATGATGACAAACGTTTGGATTGAGCTTTTGCGAAAATATTATTAATAAAATATTGTTAATAAAATATTGTTAATAAAATATTGTTAATAAAATATTGTTAATAAAATATTGTTAATAAAAAACAAAAACCCACATTTTGACGAATGTGGGTTTTTTATTAACCCCTTTTTGAGTAGAAAGGGAGTTAAATTTGAACACTGATGATTATACCAAACTTTTTAATGAATTGCTAGATAAGGTGGCAAAAATGGAAATGAAACGCTTTTTAATCTTAGTGGGATTGGTGGCATTTGGTTTACTGTTATTTGCCCTACCTAACATTATCACAGCAATCAAAGCATAACCGCCCCTGTGGGGCTATATGGAGCAATCATGTCTGATAACACCCAAGAAAACCAAACCACAGTTTTAAGTGGTGATACAGAAAACCAAATCACCCAAGAGCAGTACAACAAGCTACAAGCAGAAGTTGAACGATTGCGTAAACACAGCGAGACCCTTTTGGCTGAAAAAAAGCAACAAAGCGAACAGCGAAAGGCTGAGCAGGCTGAAAAAGAGCGACTTGCCGAAGAGACTGCACGCAAAAAGGGGGATTTTGAAACGCTAGAAAAGCAGTACCAAGCCAAAATCCAAGAGTTAAATGAGCAAATCGCTAAGCGTGATAAAGAGCGTGATGAGCATTTGGTCAAATCACACGCCCAAAAGCTATCAAGTCAGTTAAGCGACAACCCTGCCAACCAAGAGATTTTACAAATACTCATTGAAAAGCGGTTATCCGCCAAAGATGGTCAATTAAGTGTGTTAGATGACAGTGGTGCTGTATCTATCATGACCCTTGACGATTTGGCAAAACAAATCCAAAACTGTGGTAAATACGACAGCTTAATCATTGGCACACGAGCCAGCGGTACAGGTTCAAACGGTCAATTAATTAAGCGAGCAGGTGATTACAGTGAACAAGAGCGATTAGCACTTGCCCACTCAAACCCTGCTTTATTCAATCAATTATTTTTGGAGTAATCATGGCTAAATTACGAGAGATTTTTAATAAAAATGTCACCTTGTCTTATCAGGTTAAAGACAACTTACAGCGGTCAAAGTTTTGGCAATCAGGGGCATTTGTCTCAGATGCACGCTTACGCCCCCTGCTAACGAGCGGTTCATTAACCTTTGATGTGCCTTTTATTCATCCCATTGATGGCAATTTAGAAGCCAACTATTCCAACACCATCATGACAGATATTGCGATGCCACGCTCAATCGAAGGCAGTAAATCAAAAGGGCGTTTGGCACTGTTAAATGAGGGTTTTATTGAAAGCCGTCTTGAAAGCTATTTGATGGGTCAATCACCGCTAAAACTCATGGCACAGATGATTGATGACTATTGGCTTGCACAAGCTGAAAACCGTGCCATCGCTACCTTGTTTGGTCTTTTAAATTATGACCAATCTAATGGTAAGAAGTTATCTACTGACATATCAAAGGCAACCGCTGATGATACATCAGGCTTTGATGTTCATGCGTTTATTGATGCTGAGGGTAGCCTAGATGAGATGCACCAAGGGTCAGGCTTGATGATTGTTCATCCTTTGATTGCAACCAAGATGAGAAAACAGCGACTACTTGAGAGAGTAACCACCGCCGATGATTTAAAGCCCATTGATATGTATAACGGTCGCAGGCTTATCCAGTCAAAGCGTGCCACGGTCATAGGTACAGGTAAAAACGCCAAATATGTCTCTTATTTGTTAGGGGCTGGGGCATTTGCCGCCGACATGGTTGCAGGGCATGATGATTTGGAGCTTGAACGCACGGCGAACACAGGCAACGGCTCAGGTCATACCACGCTATGGACACGCCGTAACATGCTCATCCACCCCCAAGGGTTTAGCTTCATCGCTGAGCCTAGTACGCTTACAGGTGGCACAAAAAATGAAGCCTTATCACCGAGTTGGACGGATTTGACCACCGCCGCCAATTGGAGATTGGACGCCAATGCTGATGCTACCCCCATCCGCTTTTTAATCACCAACCTATAAGGAGAGATTCATGTCATTACCAAAAGATAAGGTTAAGCCTGCTTTTAATTTTACCTATCCATCAGAGCGAGCGTATTTTGATGAAAGCAAAAGCACACTGGCTAACGCACAGGTAACAGACCCTGCCAAAAGTGGGGCAGATTATGGCATCAAAGACCCGCAGGTTACCGAAGCCCTAACAGGCACAAAGAGCGAGACCGCCAAGGTTGAATAACAGCCAAACAACACGAACAAAAGCCCCATCTGTTTTAGGTGGGGTTTTTAGGATGAAACAATGATAACACTTGATGATTTAACAGACATTGATAAGGCTGATGAACAAACCGTGGTTATTGTCAATGCGTGGCTAAATAAGCATAAAATTAGGGCATTTGATACAATCCCTGACCCCATCAAACAAGCAGGCAGATACATTGCCAAAGCGTGGCTGGATGGGGATTTGTTTGCCACACGCACCGAAGGTCAGGTCATCTCAAAGTCATCAAAGGCAGGTGATGCGTCTGTTTCAAAAACCTATGCAGATGGCGAACAAGGGCAGGCTATGAGCCAAAATGAGCAAATCGCTTTGGCACTCATTGAGCCGTATTTACAACAGCCTTTGGGAATATTTGGCTTATCTGTGGTAAGGGGCTAA